CAATACAATCGAAGAACTCAGGAAACATGGGGCCTTATGGAGTGGGTTCAGCATACCTGCGAGCGTTTCAAGGTCGACAAGCTGTTGATAGAGGCCAAGGCGAGCGGCATCAGTGCTGCGCAGGAGTTGCGAAACCGCTATGGCATGCAGGACTGGAACACACAGTTATGCCCGGTCAAGGGTGACAAGGTGGCGAGGGCGACGGGTGTACAGGCTGTGTTTTCCAATCTGGGGGTGTATGCTCCGGTTCGTGACTGGAGCGACATGGTCATTCAGGAAATGGCCGTGTTTCCGAATGGCAAGTACAAGGATCTGACGGACAGTGCGACACAGGCCGTGAAGTGGTTAAGGGATAACGGTCATGCCCCGACTGATGAGGAGGTCCTGCATCAGGAGCACGAGGCGATTAAACTGAAACCGAAAGAGAAGGCTCTGTATCCGGTATGAGCGAAGATCGAAAACGGTTAGTTGGTGAATTCGATCCGACATGGAAGCCTTCTGATCCTCCGAAGGAAGGCACGAAGACTTTTTACATCACGGCTAACCTGCGTTTCGTTCATCGCGTTCCGCGTGGAAAGATCCTGCAGCAGAAGTGGATTACGATGAATGAGACAGATATTGAATGGCGTGATGTACCGCTCGTAGACGAATGATCATGTGGCGGGCCGTTGTGGCTTCTTCCGTTCTTGACCCCCCAGTTGTGTGCGGAAGTTTCATGGGGCTGCGACGGTCCACCAGATGATCACACATGTTACACTTGAGATGCGGATTGCCGCTTTGGTGTTTATCGCCATGGTGATAGTCTGGGCGTTTTACGAATTCGGGTGGGCTGGTGGCGATCCGAATGATCCGCATCATAACAGGCCACCGTGGAATATGTGGTGATGACAAGTAGTCTTTACGGAACGAATGGTGCTGGAAGCAAGATCATCGGCGCAAAGCCGAAGCTATCAGAGGACCAGATCGCGGTCATCGAACTGTGCAAGGAAACATTGGCGCAGGCATTGGCTGGCGAGATCACATCGGTTGGCATCGTGGCTTGCATGAAGGGTGGCTATGCCCATGTCATGGCAGGGCGTCAGGCAGCTGATTTGAACATGGGGTGCGATAGTCTCAAGCTTGCCATTCTCGAAACTGTCGAGAAGGCAGGAAGCCAGAAGGCAGCGGAGTGGTTGAAATAAATTGAATTGGTGGAAGTGGTGGTTGGTGGGTGTGAGCACGGTAATGCTGCCGTCGATGATCGTGATGGCATATATGCTGTGGGATGACGGAAGGGATGATGATGGCTGATCCAATCAAGATCGTCATAGAAGACGACGACGAAACTGTTCACGTCAATCCCGAAACAGGGACGGTGACGGAGCAGCAGGGGGACGGAGGCGTCGTTGTTCACCTCGATGCAAAGAAGAAATCCAAGGATGCCGATGACGACAATGGCTGGTACAAGAACCTAGCCGAGGACATGGACAGCGTTGCTCTTGGCGTTATCGCCAACGATCTGTTCTCGGCGATCGAGGCCGATGATCAGTCACGTCAGGAATGGCTGCAGACGACGGCTCGCGGCATGGATGTTCTGGGCATTAAATTGCAGGCACCGGCATCTGGCGTCGACGACATGGTCGAGGGCATGAGCAGGGTGACAAACCCGCTATTGCTTGAGGCCGTATTGAAGGGATGGGCGAATTCTCAGGCCGAGTTGTTGCCAGCAAATGGACCGGCCAAGATCAAGGATGACGGGACGGAGACGAAGGGTGAGGACGAACTTGCGGAGGCTCTTGAGCGTGGTTTCAATCATTATCTCACCAAGACGGCGAAGGAATACTATCCGGATACTTCGCATATGCTTTTGTGGGGGACTTATTTCAGGGGATCAGGCTTCAAGAAGGTGTACCGATGTCCGATGCGCAGACGACCTGTTTCAGAGAGTGTCGATGCCAAGGATCTGATCGTATCGGATGCTACAAAGGATTTGAGTGCCTGCGCGAGGATTACGCACCAGATCCCGATGCGACCAAGTGTGTTCAAACGGATGAAATTGCTTGGGGTATACAGGGACACTACTCTTACGCAGCCTACTCCCATGCCCAACGTGGTGACGGAGAAGATCGCAACAATTCAGGGAGTATCAAAGCCGACAAGGCCTGAAGATCAGCCATATACGATCTGGGAATCGCAGTGCGAACTGGATATTCCGGAGTACGCTCCGGGTAAATTCGAGGATGAAGGCATTCCTATTCCGTATCTCGTGACATTGGACAAGGATACGAGAGAAATCCTCTCTATTACGAGGGACTGGGAAGAGGAGGACGAGGAATGCGAACGTCAGACGATGTATGTTCGCTACCCGTATGTGCCGGGGCCCGGATTTTATGGAACGGGGATGCTCAATATCCTTGGCAATGCGTCCATGGCCATGACGGCGGCTTGGCGGGAAGCCCTCGATGCAGGCATGTTTGCGAATTTTCCGGCTGGGTTGATGGCGAAGCTTGGAGGCAGGCAGAATTCAGCGACGTTTAGATTGGCACCGGGACAATTCGAGCCTGTTGAATGCAACGGACAGCCGATAAACCAGATCGTGACTGGCCTTCCTTACAAAGACGTCACTCCCGGATTGCTTGCACTGATCGACAAGGTGACGGAGCAGTGTCGCGCATTGGGTGCGAGCGCGGAGGTTCCTGCCGGTGAGGGGCTGGCTAATATTCCGGTTGGCACGATGCTGGCGCAAGTCGAGCAGGCGACGAAGGTCATGTCTGCCGCTCACAAGGGCATGCATACGGCGCAGACGGAAGAATTTGGATTGCTGATAAAGTTGTTCAGGCGCAATCCGGAAGACTTCTGGACAAACAACAAGGATTGCCCGCCAGATTTCTGGGATGGAGCTAAACTTATTCAGGCTTTAGATACCTGCCAGCTGGTTCCGGTTTCAGATCCCAACGTACCGAGCCATGTACATCGTGTGGCAAAGGCATTGGGATTGGTTCAGTTGAGTGCCATGCCGCAATTTGCGCCTAGGCTAGATCCCGACGAGGTATTGCGCAGGGTATTGGCGGCAATGAAGGAAGATCCGGTGGGTCTTGTTGTAGCCGCGCCTCCGCAGCAGACGTCTCCGGACGATCAGGCCAAATTGATCACGGCCAATGCAAAGATGGCAGATGTGAATGCCAAGGTTGGCAAGCTGCAGGCTGATGCACAGGGCGACAGTTCAAAGAACCAATTGAAGGCTCAAGAACTGCAGACGCAGAAGGATATCAAGGACGCCGACATTACGAAAGAACTGATCATCCATCAGGCCGATCAGGACAAGATAAAGTCGCAGGAAAGACGTGACGATGTTGCCATGCAAGGCAAGATGCATCTTGAGCAGCAGGCTGGAATAAGAGAACAGCAGAAGCAGGGGCTCGAGTTGGTCAAGCATGGCGTGGCTGCGGGACAGGCCGATCGTGAGCATCAGCACAACCAGCAACAAGCGGACAGGGAACATGGACTTGGTGTGGCACAGCATCAACTCGAAAGTCAGACGGCAGACCGCGATCATGCTCTTGGCATTGCTGACCACGCTCGCCAAGCGCAGAAGGATGCGGCGGATATTGCGATCAGAACCCACGAGGCACTGAACCCGCCGACGCCAGCAGCACCAAAAGGAAAAAAATAATGCCAAATCCGTACAAGATCTACGACAAGAACAATGGACCGAAGTGGCTTGATGGCTTGCAGAAGTATGTTGTGAAACCGGCCTCTGAAGACTGCGAGAAGAGAGATAATGCGGCTACCGTTCGCTACAGCGGAGGCGACAGGTCCGCCATCGACGAAGCCACCTATGTGGAAAAAGGAAGAAAATAACATGGCACATCCAATGAACCATCTGCGTGACCACAAGGTTCAGCGCAGCCGGGTTGCGGACATCACAAAGGCATGTGGTGGTGGAATGGCGAGTGGTGGCGCTGCAGATGCAGTATCCAAGCAGCAGACATTGATTGGCTCTCTCGCAAAGAAGAACATCATGCGAGCTACCGGCGGCAAGGTGACTGCAAGATCCGATCGTCCTGCCCGTGCATTTGGTGGCAGGCTCAAGAAAGGTGGCGGCAAGAAGAAATCAGGCCACACGGTCAATGTGATTGTTGGCGGCCAGCATCCACCGGCACCCACGATGCCCATGCATCCTCCCATGATTCCCGGCGTTGCGGCTGGGGCTCCTCCCGGCGCACCACCTCCGATGCCTCCGCGTCCCCCGATGGGCGCGGCACCTCCTCCTCCCGGCCCAATGGGCGGTCCTCCCGGCGTACCGGGCATGCCACCGGGCGTTCCTCCTCCGGGAATGCCTCGCAAGAGAGGCGGCAAGGTATCGGCCATGTCGATGTCGTCTGAGGACTCATCGAATGCAGGTATTGGCAAAGGCCGCACCGGCATTCAGAGAAGTTATCCGTCGAACAAGTCGGATACGCAGAATATCGGTCGCGATGCTGTTGTTACAAAAGCAACAGGCGGTCCCATCTACTCCAAGGCAAAGGGCCAGATGGGTCCGAAGTTCATCGGCGGCTCGATGGGCGGCGTAGCAAAACTGCAGAAGATGAGGAGAGCAGAGAAGTCAGGTTATGGCGGTGCCACACGCAAGGCCATGAACCCCACGAGAGATCCTCGTGGCTGATCCTGCTGCATTCCGTACGTTTGCGATCGAGCCACCGCATCAGGTGCGCTCGATACGCAAGATGCTTATGGCCCGCATTGACGACATGTCGATACAGATTGCCAGCCCTTATGTAAAAGACTGGGCTGACTACAAGGAGCGTCTCGGCATGATTGAGGGATTGAAACAGGCACTTGAGTTCTGTGACGAAATGGAAAAAGCGGAGAGAAAATGAGAGCCAATTTGCGTTCTATTGCGCAGGCCGCGAGCCGCGATCCGCGCAAGGCTTTGTTTGATGCTGCCGGTCCTCTTACGGATTACGAGGTGTTTCACAATAGCGTTCTGGTGGCGACATACATTCCTCCGGAGAGAACAAAGGGTGGGATTATCCTGTCGGATCGATCGCTGGCAGAGTCTAGGTATCAGGGAAAGGTTTTTCTCGTTTTGAAGATTGGCCCTCTAGCCTTCAAGGACGACAGCGCAGCCAAGTTTGGCGGCATTACCATCGAGGTTGGAGACTGGGTGGTCTTCCGGCCAAGTGACGGCTCTGAAATGTTCATCAAGGATCATACAGGAACGAGCAACGACGGTCTGTCATGCAGGTGGATCGAGGATGTTCTCATCAAGGGACGGGTAAGAGATCCGTCCCTGATTTACTAGGGAGGATGTGATGCCAGAAGAACCGAATGTGCCGACTTCCGACAGTCTCCCTGATGTAATTATCAAGATCGATCCTGATCCTGTTGAGCCTGCTGCCACGAAAGATCCGGTCAAGGATTTATCGGAGCAGTACAAGGAACTTGAGGCAAGGTCGAAGGCCGATCAGGAGGCTAGAGATGCTGCATTAGTCCGCGCTACGGAGGCAGAGAATGCAGCAGCAGTTGCGAGACGTGAAGTACAGGCGGCTCGTGAGGCAGCGACATCGTCCAATCTGGATACAATTACGACAGCATTGGCTGGCGCACAGGCTGCGCTCGATACCGCAAAACGCGATGTGCTCGCAGCAAAACAAAGCGGAGACGCAGAGGCAGAGGTCGATGCAGCCGATCGAATGAATCAGGCCCGCATTGATTTGCGCACTTACGATGAAGCAAAATCGAATATCGAGGCGAGAAAGAATGCGCCTAGACGGGATGCGCCATCATCTCCGGTCGACATCGTCGAG